GTTACACAACACACGAACCCCATCCAAAACATCGCTTACTTTGATGACATTTGGCATTTTACTGCACCGCGAAACGGATATTCAGTTCCTTTGCCTTAACTTCATCAATAATTGCATGGCAATGTCTGCAAACTGGGTATGCGGGATTGATTAATTCACCACATGCCTTGCATGATTCCAATGCAACTGCCTGAAAATCCTTAATCCAGGGCTTTTCGATATGCAATATACGTGCCGCGAGACGGGCATCATCTGAAATGGCAATTGGATTACCATTTGTACGAGCCCAATCAATATCTGCCTGGAAAATTAACTCATTCATCCAATTTCTTTGTTTTGTTTTGGCTTCAATTAACTTTGTCAAAAACGTGGGTTCGTTTTGGATGTATTTTGGATTGGATGAACCGTTGGAGAGCTTTTCATCAAGCGACCACTCCCCTGGTAGATAGAACAAACCAGGCATTTTGTTCATCATGTCACAGCACCATAATCCGTTGCAGTAATCCCTTACAACGGAATCAGCGACCTGAATGGAACTGTTGCTAATTTCAAGAAATGGCTGGCCTTCTTCCATTTCCTTAAACCAACTAGCTGGTCCAACTACTAATATCTGGGGCTTTTCATCCACTGATGCTGGTATTTCGAATAACCCAGGAGTAATTGTATGGTTACGTTCACGTATGTGCTTAGGTACGATAGAAACGATAGTTGACTTGTCCAAAGGATTAGCCATCATTCGAATAATTCTATGCCGTGATGGCTGCATCCATTCCGGTAATCCAACGCCACCAAAAGCCATTACTTTACCTCACAATCCCTGTTATCCAACACAACAGCATTTTTAGTTGCTAAAGCATCACCAACCCTACTTGCATCACCGAATAGTGCGTATTCCAATGCATCTATGTCCGCCATAACTTTATGACGAACTTCTTCTTCGGTACCCCTCATTGGATCTTTATCAACACCTACCATTTCACCTGCTTTTTGGTTCACTTTCTTAATAACTATTTCCGCCACATCCCATCGAGGTGGTAAATAGTTATTATGACCATCCATAAAAACCCAAACGGGTTCGTATGTAGTTCTTGTGACTAATTCATCCCTGTTTATTGAGGGTACTGGGAAAATCCTTTCCAATACATACTTGTGATGTATGAATGGGTATTTCTTCATTTCCATATAAATACCCGCATCACTACGACGTATTTCCCTTTGGTCATCAGAGAATACGATACGCCATAAAGGCTCGCCGCCGTCAAACCTGCCAAAGTATTCCAACAGACGGCGATTAAGCACGTCAATTGTCTCGGCTAATTCCATCATCTTCTCCGTTTAAAAACTTTTCGAACTCGTTTTTCAGTTTTTTTTCCTGTTCTCCCGTTACAAAGGGATAGACTTGTGGTTCCTCAGCCACTTTATCCACCAGCAAACCATCCAACCGCATAACATGAGCACAAGTCATTTTGTGCTGAATTTCATTATAGGGATGATTCGCTTGTGCTGGTATATCACCTAAGTTACCATTGAATAATTCATGCATTGCACTGCTATATTTCTCTATCAATTTAATGTAATTTTCACCAACACTTTTGAAATCATCCGTTACCATTGATTGTAATTGGTTCAACATGATCACCTCAGTTAAGACGGGGCCTATAAAAGCGCCCCGTCATATCGCTAGTTACACAACAGCCGCCTGATACCACTTTGCAAGACGAGCCACATAGAACATCAAAATCGGTCTGTTCTGAATTGGCTGATATGCCGTGATGAGATTACCTGATGTTAAGAACGCACCAGGTGATGCATTTGTGAAGTTAAGAGCGATCATATGATCACCCGTCACAAATGGCGTAACAGTTGCTACCTGCACTGTTCCTGTAACTTCAGTTAGGAATGTAGTGGGTGCAATTGTTGCGGCAGAAGGAATAATTGGCGACGAAAGGAAAGGTGGAACGCTGGACTGAACTGTTGATAACTGCTGAAAGTTCACATCCGCCATCCATAACTTTCCTTCGGCTTCCAGTGTCTTACGAATAAGTTCAAGGAAAGAACCGTACATTTTCATTACCTCCTAATTAATAACCAGAAGGAACCAACAACGCATCAATATATGCGCACGCTGCCGGATTGTTAACGAATGTCTGTGTACCAATCACCATGTAGAAGATTTCAGCCGCCGCGACACCGCCTGATGGCCCACGAATTTCAAAGATGTTACGTCCATCAGTTTTGTAGAAACCAAGTGGAAGGATTTCACCACGTCCCCAAACTTCATTCAAAATGAAATCAATACGAGTTTTATCCCAGTTGAATGAAGTCTTAACCGGAGCACCAGCCATCTGCATTGCATCAAAATACATATCCAACTTTTGATCAGTTGGATTCTTGTAAATGATGGAAACTAACTGACCGATCTGTTCATATGCTGCCTTTTGAGCAGGGTGCATCCATGCTGTTGGATTGAAATCGTTATCAATTCCAACTCTGTTACCAATCTTATTAATAGCAAGACGTGGTAACGGAAGTGTTAATGCAGATGAAGCACCATTTACACGGTTAGCACGAATTTCTGGCGTCGTCGAGCGGTTAAATCCTAACCACGTTCCAGTAGATGCATTAGAATGATGATAAGGAACACCAAACAATGCAGGTAATGTAGCAGGTGCAGCTAACCCTGCCGCGACCAATACATCCGTAGCAATACCAGTCGAAATGGAAGGAGTTACCTGAATCTGTTTGTTTTCAACATCCCAGAACGTGATTTTCGCTGTTCCCTTGTTGGTTGCTAATGTGGTATCAAATACCTGAACAGTTTGGCCATAACGAACTAAACGAGCACCAAAACCATCCGATGCCAATGTTAAGGTATCTGATCCGGCTGGCGTATTCACCGTATAAGTCGATACGGTACCAAGTACACCAGTTCCAGGCTGCATCATCTGTGAATCTAACTGACGACGTAATTCATCCAATGCAGTCGCCGTATAACGTCGTACTGCCTGAATGATTGCTTTCCTATCATTATCAGTAGCCCACTGAACTAACTTGGTATACTCAATGTTCTCACTCATGAAAACACAGGATACCAGCGCCTTATCAAAAGTCGGCGCATCACCACGTCCCAAATCACCACCATCTGCGTTGAAATACTGAAATGAACCACCAGGACGTAATTCCAGTGGTACACGCATCTGTCTATTCGAAATTACTTCAACATCTTTCTTCTCAATATTGGAGAAGAACTTATCATCCCTTTCAAAAACAGTACGAATTTTCGGAATAACTCTTTCCAATTCAGTCGCTTGTACCTGTGCATCAGTAGCGGCCATTATTTTAACTCCAAATCAAAACAACACTGTTAATCGCTGCACCTGCTTGTAGGACAAACGTGGCAACTGTGGTATCAAGTGCAATACTTGAGGGATCTGTCTTGTGCAGCGCAACCCCTGTATCACCACCAACACCTTTGAACGTAATAGTCGATACGTTCCCAACAGGTGGTATAATCGTTACCGCGGCAACAACAATACCACTTGGTGGTGTAATCGTGTTAACACCGGATGCCAAGTTGATAACTTGTCTATAGTTAGGTGCATTACTATTGTTGGCCTGCAGATCATCGTATGTAAGATCCGCATCACCACTTAACTGAATACTAGTAGTCCTCGTTGAAAGAATAGCCATATCAATCCTGGTTTAAGATATCGAACGTGCTCATTTTCTTTCCCGTCGATTTAGCACCTTCGGAATTTTTATTGGAGGCTTTATTAGATGGCCCGCCTCTTGGCAGCGGTCTATTATCCCGGCTTTCACTTGCATCTTTACTACGACTTGAGTTGCCTTTAAGGGCCTCTGCCTTGACCTCACGAATAATACTGGGCAGGACAACTTTTGCCTTGTTCAAGATGGCATTACGGATACGATTCTTCGATGTTTCGTTGAAGTTGTTATTTGATGCCTCTCTCCAGAGGTTATCCTTAATTTTAACAAAACGCGAATCACTTTGCAAGTTATCCCACAACTTACCCATAATTTCATTGATTGCATTCTTACGCACATAATCCGTCATGACGCCGCGGACATCAATCGATCTTTCAACAGCACCACGAATACTATTTTCAGATTTCGATTGAACATCATTAACTGCATTATTCAATGTTGCTTGTCTGAAGTTAGCTTGTTCGCGGCGTAATTGTTCTTGTTCTTCAGTAAGTCGATTATCCGGCTGATGACCATTGCCATTATTAGGTAACCCAGTGATACGGTCACTTGAATAAAAATGTTTATGAAGTAACCGTGCTGCGATCATTAATTGATCATCTTGTGATTCCTTCGCAGAATTCGCGGCATGAATAATTGCATTTTTTATTACCTGGTTCAGTATGTAAGCATGAGCATTCTGATCAACTCGCTGTATGGTGCCAAGCAAGTTAACCGCGATTCGCTCAAATGCTTTACCACTTTCCTGTTTAATCGCACTTAATACTGTACCAATGTCACCATTGAGTAATTGTCCCTCAAAGGTGGACAAATCATCAGCACGTTGTTTAGCTTCCTTCGCTTCCGCGGGCGTGCTAAATAATTCGGTGTATTGCGCCTCACGCGCCCATGCCTTTTCTAATCCGGGGAATTTCTTGAAGATATCAGGGTAAGCAGCTAATATCTCCTTACGCCGTGGTACGTCAATTAATTGGTCCTCATCTGTTAATTCTAATTCCTGCTGTTCCTGTTCCTTATAATCAGGTTCCTTTTCATCATCGGGTTCCTTTACTTCTTTTTCGGTATCATCAACATCACCAGCAGGAGTTTTATTGGTTAAGTTATCATTGTCATCAAGGCCCAAAAGATCAGTAATAGCATCAACTGATAATTCCTTGTCATCAATGTTAATCGCGTTACTGGACTGTTGCGGTGGCGTTTCCGGCATTTGTAGCTCCTTGCGTTTGTGTTAATTGCTGGCCCTTTGGTTTTGGTTGATTCGCTGGCCGTTGCGACTGATTTTGGGCTTGATCAGTCGTTGGCTGTGGTGTAAGCATTGCTAAATGAGCTTGCAAATGCAGTAATACGTTTTGGTAACCTTGTTGATTATCAGTTTTAGCTAAACGCCCTTCCTCACTCACGCACCATGACTTACAAACCGATGCATGTATGATGTGATTATCAACTTCTGTTTCCGGTTGAATAGAACTTTCCATTCCATTAGGACCAGGAATTGGACCACTTTGTACAAGTAACTGGATTTCCTCGTTCTGCTTCTCACGATCATCTTCACCTGGAATGTAAAATTCATACATCCCAAAGGCTTCCGCGATAAGTGGTAAGTTCTTGGGATCAGCTAATGTGGCAAGTATTTGTGGATTATTCAGTGCCAACAAATTCATGATAAGGTCTTTTTGAGTTCCCCATGTGCTTGGTAACAATTCAGATGCTTCAAGTTCAACATCACCAATTTTGCCATCCATCTCAGCTTTACGAACTAATACATTGATGAAGTTGCCGTTTTTACGAACCACGTATTTTTCATCATCAATCATGTTCTTGATGTAAGCAGGGATGACTTTTGAAAAGATATTTTTCCACCAATAAGTAAGCATCTTCCAAGGCGTTTGTAACCGCTGTAATGCCTGAGCACGCGACATGCTATATTGTGCCGCGGTCTTACTTCCACTCGTTTCCATACCACCAAAAAGTGATGGCAGAGCACCTGAAACAAACTGTCCCAATTCCTGTATCTTGTTAGAAAACGGCTCAACTTCCGCACTTAATGTAGCTGTTTTGAGTTCAAAAAATGCATCTTGTAACGTCTTACCAGATTTTGCTTTCGCTGGAAAAATTTGACCAACCATTGCTTCCGTCTGCCTGTATTGATTAAAGTTCAATACAGTTGGGTCAGCAAATGTTTGTGATATGCCATGTTCAATTGTTTGTAGCACTAATGAGATCAGGTCACTGGTGATTTCCTGAACTGAAGTTAACAATAACCCAAGCGGATCATAATGGATGTATTCGCTTAGTGGATTGTATGTTAAAGTCCAGGAGTCATCCAACGATTCATTACAAGCTTCAGCAAAACTCTCATTAATGAAGACTGTTTTACATCCATCGGGGAATAATTTATAGAGTTCCTCACGTTCCGTTTCGTCATCAATGATTTCAAACGATTGCGGCCTGAGCCACCAATTTCTAACCGTTGGTGTGTTAATAGGATATTCACCGTAATACTGTGGAGATAAACGAGCCCATCGCTCGTATTGATCGTAACCACTTTGTGTAGTTCTGGCCGGCGGTTTGATGTTTCCAACCTTCTTCCTCAAATCAGGATATTTCTTATAAACATTGGTGAAGTGAGTTTCGTAGCAGTACTTTAAATACGGCGTATCTTCCTGACACCGTGCATAATTCGCTACACCAACGAATAGTCCCCCATTCACCTCAATAATTTGCCTGGCCTTTGGTTTACTAGTCATGCCAGCCAAACGAGTAACAATGACCTTCTCATTTTTAAGTTCAGGATCAACTTCCTGAGCACATTCAGGACATACAACCTTACCATCCATAATCATGCTGTGAAGTTTAGCATCCTCATCATCTGGTTGGAATTCATCACCTTCTTCAATTAACAAGTCCATTGCTTTCTGAAAATCAAGACCTGATAACTGAGCACCGCATTCAGGACAGAAATGCGATTGCATTTCCTGTTCAACATCTTCATATTCCGCGGCATCAACTAATCCGAATTTAGGGTCCTCTTTAGTATAATTATATGCCGCGATCATGCCTTGTGTGCAGTAAACAAATAATGCCTTACACCAAAGAAGTGGTGCATCGTTATGTTTGTATACCAGGTCACATATTTTGTCACCACCCTTAGCAGTGGTAACATCCGATTGATTATCCGCATCATCAGGTACGCATATTAATGCCGGCACAACCACTGACATCGCTGCAATTAGTGATTCAAGATACGCCCGGAATACGTTTACTGGTTTATCATAATACGCCGCTTCAGACGTATCATTTTCAGTCATCGCAACATCAGAACCAAAGATACGCCAATCATGATTAACTTCAGACCACCATATTCGTGTGAAGCCACTCCAGTAGTAATTTAATTTCTTCCACAAACGAAGTTGACGTTCACGGACAGGATATTCCTCCGTTTCAAAGTGCTTAATGATTGTTTGAAGATTTTTCTGAACGGTTTCAGAAATTTCTTTCTTTTTCTTTGGCTTATCAGTAGCCATTACTGAACTTTCTTAGCAAATAACTTACGCTTCTTAGCAGGCGTCTTTTTAACAAATTCTTCCGCAACAGCAGGTGATGGTCCTGCTCCTTTAGGTTTCATTCCATGTGCAATTCCTGCCATGAAGCGATATTGTGCTGGTGATTTAGCTGGCATGTTTACTCCTTATGAATAGTTACTATTGGGAACCATTGAACTGCTATTGAATGGTTTATAAGTTACTTGCTGACCACCACCATAACCACCACCTGGCTGCATTGGCCTGGTATATGGTTGTAGTGGTCTTAAGCGGAATCTATTATTTATAGGTTGGCCACCAATAGTTCCATAGATATTACTACCAGGTCCACTTGGTAAACCACTATCAGGAAATGGCGTCATATAACCACCACCAGCAAAACCCCTATTCACAGTCATACTAGGATTTCCCTGATATGATGGCCCAACCGCATTACCAGCCGCACTATTTATTTGGTTACTCCGCATTGCCTGTAAGTTCTGGCTAGTTTGAACAGGATTAGTTTGCAATGCAGCTACAGGATTTTGTCCACCAGTTGACGGTGGTGTATATGGTTGTGGTGCTGGTGTGTTTGGATTGCCATAAGGAACACGATTTGGATATCCACTATTTGTTGGTGCTGTGGGATCGGTAACTGTTATACCAGATTGATATGATGTTCCATTAGAAGGCCCAGCAGGTGGATTATTAGAAGGTGGTGTTGGTTGATCACCACCATAACCAGACCATTGTGACCTGCCAGCACCACCAACATCATTGATTAAATCCATCATTTCACCAGTAGGTAACAGCACATTATCGCCATATTGCTGAACACCCTCGGCAAAATCCGGATTATTTCTTATGAAATTAGATAAAAATTCAGGAGTAAGACCACCTTGCATGTTTGATTGCCATGCATCACGGAAACGAGTTCTATCGAATGGCATCGCTCACCCCTGTTTCTTTTTCTAACTTTTCAATACTAGCTAAATATTCCTCATGATCTTTCTTTTCCAATTGCTGTCTCATGACATGCCAGGGTTTACCACGTCTGGAGATATCAATCGGATTAGATGTTTCAATTGGTGGCGTTTCCACAACCACTTTTGGATTCATCACCATATCTTCCAATTCAGTCCGGCGCTGCCGTTCATAAAGGTACAACTGTTTCCACTCATCACATTGTAAGCACTTCGACTTGGCCGCGGCCTCGTCTAAACATGCATCACAATGGTAAGTGAACAAATGAATTAACCAATTTTTAATGGCGGTAAGAATTTCCATAAAAGCCCTTACGATGATTATAATGTGACACTGGTAGTATTGCTTCCTCAGATTCCAATTTACGCGCATTGCGGTAAAAAGTTGTTTGGTCACCCGTGTTTTGTAGGAACTTCAATAGTTCAGCTTGCTTCTTCAGTTTTTCCTGAGTTTCAGATGATTGAAGGAAGAAATTATCCGCTGCATGAAGTAACATCCTTACGGTATCATAAGGATCATCACCATCAAATTCAGCAACATCTTCTTTCTTTTTACCATCCTTGTTTTCCTTTTCATAGTTACATGCAAGTATTGATTCCTTCATTAATTGACATGTATTGAAAATGATAAACTTTGGCAAGTTCTTTTCGGGCTCGCGGTCAACAAAGGAATCAAGGTATGACTTATATTCCTTCACACCGCGATTGCGCAAAATCCATTCGGCAAAATCGTGATCGTATTTGCGTTCCACTGTGGGTCCAATTGGTAACGGCTTCCATCGTAAGTATTCATGTAGTAATGTCTTACCACTTATACGATCCCTTTCACCAAGTCGTATTGGTTGGTTAAGAGCATCACTCACCTGCTCTAGTATCGTGTGAGGTTCACCACGATGTTGGTTCGCTGAATGACAAATCACTATATCAACTGGATTTTCTTTATCAATATATGGCTTAACTTCAGCACACCAGTCAACAATCTTCGTCTTACGGAATGCCTGTTCGCGGTATTGAACCAATCGACTATCAGGTGATATGGCGCCATATGCAATATATGTCATTGCATTATGACCCCAATCCATCGCGACAATACGGGGCCACCATGCGGGTATTTCAAATGGTTCAACCATGTGCAATGCATTTGGCGGCTCGCCAGGATATGGTTTCTCCCTAAATTCAGTAAATACTAACCCCTCATAAGCAGACCAATCAGCGTACTTTTTAGCACGTCGTTCTGCCTCTGGAAGTGCATCAAGATCACGCTTGTAATCCTCATCCGCGTATGGGTTATCATCAATCGTGGCTGGAATGAAGATACGTTTCATACCAGACCGCGAATCCTTCAATATGATATTACCTAATGGATTAGGTTTAATAAATCTGTTATTAACCCAATTATGTCCTATGTTACCAGGGTTCGATCCGGTACGCGAAATTGCGGGTAACACACCTTTCAAATATTTCGGAACGCGGACACGTTCAATCGTTAGATATAAGTAAATCCACTCAGTGAATGACGTTAATTCGTCAATTGCCAAGTAATTGATCTGCATGGTATCATAATCATGAACATGCTTATCATACTCGCAGTGACGAAAGAAAAAACAGAGCACCAGATGGAAATGAGAAACATCCCTTTTTATCATGCCACTCACCACCAAATGGTGTGAAGTACTGAACAGCACGCGGAAGTACTTCATTCTCTAGTTGGGGAGAAGTACGGCGTAGGAAAACACCTTTAAATTCAGGATGCTTATACCAACCATGCACAATCGGATACATGGTCAGCACATCAGTTTTTCCCGCCATAACAGCGCCAGCATAAAATGCTTCTTTCACTGATAATGGTACCTGGAGAAACTTCTCTTGTTTAAGGGAAGGTTTCCAAATTTGCTGGCCCGTTTTGCTATCTACGAGGAAAGCCATTTAACTATTCAGTTTATTAACAAACAATTCATAATCAGGTGATTCAGTATCAACATATCCAATCGTAATTCTTATTCCATTTCTTTCAGGTCCATAAATTACTTTGAGTTTCTTACCAGCAAAAAAATTGGTAAAATCACTACCAATTATGAAATCAGCTTTTGGTATATTTATCTTATCCATTTACTTTTTCACTAATGTCCCCAAGTTCCAATCAAACATGTAACCCGGATGTTTTGTTTCTAAGTGTTTACTTATCGCATCCCGTTGAGTAGTGAATGCCTGAACACTGCTTAACTTATTACATTCATCATTAGCAATACGCCCCAATTGGCCCGCGGTCTGAATTAGTATCGTATCATCAGAATCCAATTTAGGACCAGTTTCCCCAGTAGATAAACCCTGACCCAATAGTAATATCGCGGTCAACAGATATCTCATGGGATTTTTATTTTCCTCACCCTATAACCAACTACAGGATTCCCACCCATCGGTTCCAAATCTAACATTCGCGTGGCCGCGGACATACCACCTATTGTAGTCCATGTAGTAGTTAATGGCGCCGCGGCACCTTGAACGAGATAAGCAATTGCACTTCCTTGCGTAGTTCCGCTAAATGGTAATGCAATAATCAATGTCATACCACCACTAATAGTTGGTGTATCCATTTGATTATAAGATAATCCAGCAAAGATTATCGCACCACTTATCAACGGTGTCATTGGTCCTACTGATAATGATGTAGGAAACGCACCAGAATTACCAGCTTGCTGGCCAATAACGTAACTATTTGACGGATAACCCGTAGCAACAACACACATTGAGGGATCAGAATTAGCTGTTCCGGTTAAAGTGAATGTTGCCGTATTAGATGTCGCCGGGTTCATTGCAACGAACATTTGATTAAGATTACTATTAACAGGATCTTGTGATGAACCAGATGCAACGAATGTATTGGCGGGATTACTGGATAATACAGGTTGTGCAACGGCACCATAACTTGAACGACTTACAATGATTGCTGTTGCGCCTAAAGTCGATATGGCCGCGGTCGTTAAGTTCTGTCTATCAGTAGAACCACCACATACACATGATATGATATTAGGTAAAGTAGGACATCCAACAGGAAGATATTCATATGCACCAATTTCGTAAACCAATTCCTGCGGCCTAACAGTTCCAACTATATCAGTTGCCACAATTCCAATTGCTGTTCCCTGATTTCTTAAACCACTATTTCCAATTGGATAGAAATTACCACTTGCAGCATTAGTAAAACCAGGATCATTATTCGTGTTAGGTGCATTAAAGTTATTAGATGCGGCTGGCGTAAACGTTCCTTGCAACACATAAGCCGTACCAGCTACCATGAAAGTCGGATCATGATAAACAACATTATTCCTAACATCGGAATTAGTAGCAGAAGGATCAGTGTATATACCAGCGTTACGATTATTGTATAAAGTATTATTATATACCTTATTACCACTACGAGCACTTAATGAAATAGCACCCTCTCCAGTAGCACCATTTGCATCTGGTGAATTTACATTGTATATGATATTGTTATAAATTTGAGTATTAGAACCAACAACTAGAATTCCCCAAAACTCCCCTGGGTTACCAGTCCTAACAATGTCATGTATCTTAGTATTCCTAATAATGTTACCATCAGGAGGATCGCCACCGCTGTTATAAATTTGGATACCGGCCCCGGATGTATCGTAAATGTTACAATTATCAACTAAGTTATTAGGACCAGCCAAATAAATCCCATACGAAGCGCAAAGGAATCCGCATAAACCACTTACACCACCACCATGAATTGTTAAGTTAATAAATTCATTTGTTCCAGTTGCACCAATCAATTTATGACCACCAGCACAAATAGCAGCACTACCACCCATCGTACCAATCACAACTGTGGCATTCTGGTATCTGATATGATGTGGATTATTACCATTATTAGTGCTTACACTGAATGCACAATAAGAAGATGGAAAATAAGCTGTGGTATTAATCCCAATACCATCAAATTCAATATACTGATAATTACCATCCAACCATATAACACCACCAGGCGATGAATGTGCATCATCAGCCGGTGCTAATGCAACAACTTCAAACGGAGCACTACCAGGATATGCCGCTACACGAACTTTATTTGACCAATTAGTTCCAGATGGTAAATTAGTGATTGGTTCATTATAGTTACCCGTCCTAACTAATAACGTATCACCACCACCTGTTAAACAAGTTAATCCCTTTGCAATGGTTAACATCGGTGTGGCAAGTACCTGTGCTTGAGCACAAGTCCTACCATCATTACCACCCGCCTGTGCGGTGTAATATGTAGTTGCTTCTGCTTTAATTGATGATAG